GTTTTTCCGTCTAACAATGGAATACACGAGCTCTGCTGTTCGTCTGGAAGACGACATTGCGGTAGGACGTTGGGGAGTATTGACCCCATCCTCCGCGTTCAACCGCGTGGTGCGGCTGCTCGAACGGTGCTGCTACGCACTACCCCCGAGGGGTGTGTAGTACGCTTTTCTGCTTGACTGGCCCTTAAAGACGGCCCAGCCGTACCACTATCCACCCGAAAGGATCTCAGATGGACGACACAGACCGGGTTCGCACCCGGGCTACGGTATACCGTAGCGGGAACTCCGTTGAGCGCATAGCGTTCAGCGGTGACTTACAAGTCACTCCTTACCTGATGTCGGGGACCCAATATACCAGGTCCCAAGATCATGGCGGGCCTCCCAAGAGGGGGTCCGTCGCGGATCGAGGCGGGTCGTTCTACACCGTGCTTCGAGAGTATTCTGACGCTGGTTCGCCCGATAATTACCTAGTAAACGGTAATGGGCTACGCCAGATTAAGGGTCCTCTCTTCGCACACCGTACGACGCTCGGCTCATCGGATTTTCTTGGCAGCGCTGAGTCCAACGACCTATTCCTTATAGGTCAAGGGGCCACAGCGATTGCTCGGACGATTCCGACAAATCCGGTATCTGGTCTAGCGACTGCACTCGGCGAGCTGAAGCGGGATGGAATTCCCGATTCAATTGGCTCCGGTCTTCTCTTCGGACAGATGAAACGCGCCCGCGCTGCGGGTAGCGACTATCTGAACGTCGAGTTTGGTTGGAAACCGATGCTCAACGATTTGCTATCGTTGGCCCACGCAACTAGAGAGGCAGAGAAAATCCTGTCTCAATACGAGCGTGACTCCGGCAAGAATATCCGGAGGAGATACACCTTTCCAGCTGATCACTCGGTTACTACGTCTACGCAAACCGGCCAATACCCACGGCCGACTCTTGCAGGGCAGATGTTTCCGAATGGCGCGGGGACCAAGGTCACCACGACGACCGTGCAGCGAGACAGATGGTTTTCTGGCTGCTACACGTACTATTTGACTGCGGGCAACACTGTCCGTGAGAAGATACTGCGTGCTAGCCAGGAGGCCAACAAGCTGTACGGTACCCGGTTAAACCCGGAAGTGCTGTGGAACCTAGCCCCGTGGAGCTGGGCAGTCGACTGGGGCGCGAACGTTGGCGAAGTAATGACCAATGTAAGCGCTTTCACAAACGACGGCCTAGTAATGCGTCATGGCTACATCATGGAGAAAAGCATTTCCACGGTGAGCTATGACCTCCGAATGCCTGGCGTTGGGAACGCCGGGCCGCAGAGCTTCAATCAGACCCTCACTACGACAGTGAAGAAGAGGTTGAAGGCGACTCCTTACGGGTTTGGCCTTGATTTTGGCGGATTCACGACCCGCCAATGGGCCATCATGGGGGCCTTGGGATTATCCAAGGCGCCTGGGCGGATGAGGTAGTCCTCTCCCCCGAACCATCACGGTCGGGTTCGTCCCGATCTCATACAAGACCAGGAGTTGCTAGGATGGCTTTTGCCGATCCCCAGTCAGTTACCATCAATGCGGTCGCTCAGACTCTTCCGAGAGTCTCGAGTGAGCGTGACGCCGGTTCGTTCCGCAAGGACGACGGTACTGTCGCGCTGAAGGTTTCGCACACCTATGGAAAGCGTGTGCGCCACCTGATCTCGCTCGACCACCAGAAGTATGCCGCTGACCCGTTGGTCTCTGCGACGAACGTTCTCCGATCCATGAAAGTATACATGGTCGTCGACGTTCCGCTGCAGGGCTACAGTGTCACCGAACAGAAGCAGATTGTGGACGCCTTGACGGCGTACCTCACAGCTTCGACTGGTGCTCGTACTACCCAGCTACTGGGTGGCGAGAACTGACGGCGAGGGCCCTCTTCGGAGGGCCCTTGCTATCCTTGTCTCAATGGTTCGATGGGCGGTATCTCCTTATCGTGAGATGGACAACTTGGAAAGAACCAAGTGTCTGTTGAATGGTGAGTGTAGGTGCCAAACGCCGTTCTGTTGAGCGTTTGGAGTCGGTAAGTCATACCTAGCCAGGCACTCTAGACCTCTGTTAGGAGGCAGGATGAAAAGGCTAGTTGACTTCTGGCACTGCATGCTGGCTGAAGCCGGCGTGCGATGTGGCATCAGTACCGACCGTGACCTTAAAACAGTCACGGATCGTGTCGGAAGAGAGGGATTCGAATTCCTTTCTATCACTCTCCCGTCCTACTGTAAGGAGCTCGAAAGAGCTCTGGATCAGGGATGGGTACTCCCAGATTCCTTCGCGGGTTTCAAACGCGACGGGTTCCTACCGGTTTTATTTGGTGGGTTCCTGGGATTGGTGTTCGACACTGGTTCTGGTCGATTGCTCGATGAACCAGATGTGGAGGCAATTGCTTGCCTGCGCCAGCTCACGCTGGTGTTTGGTAAGATCAATCTCCCTTGCTCGAAAGAGCGGAGAGAGGCTGCCTTGCGTCTGTACGTCGAGTGTGATGCTGACGTGGCAAACGGAGACGCTCTCCGGGACGAGTCCCTAGTGGATGAGTTCCGCGAGATGTCGAAGTTACTTTGGACCGACATCTTCACAGATGTAGACCAGGCGATTTATCGCTTGGACGTGGTTCCGAAGCACGGACCCGGAGCAACCGCAGATCGACTTACGGGTAACCGTAAGTATGAACTGTCGAGTTGGACCGAACGACTGGAAGAGGTGTTTCCCGCATGGGATTTCCTCCTCCCGAATTCCAGGCTTAACAAAGCCTGGGACCGTGTCACGTGGGCAGAACCCGGGGCTGAGCTACCTGTGAAGGTAACTGAGGTCCCTAAGTCGCAGAAGACGCCCAGGTTGATCGCCATTGAACCTGCGTGCATGCAATATGCACAGCAGGCGGTGGCAGAATACCTGGTTGGATCTATCGAGTCCACGAGAGTGGGCTGGTCAAGCGATGGGAAACCACGCTATAACCCGATGCGATGGATCGTCGGATTCGAGGATCAGACTCCTAACCAGAGGATGGCCTTGGAAGGTTCCCTTAGCGGGGACCTTGCTACGCTTGATTTAAGCGAAGCGTCCGATAGAGTCTCGAATGTGCTTGTACGTGCGATGGCAGAAAAGCATCCTTGGCTTTGCCAAGCCCTTGATGCAACCCGATCGCGCAGAGCGCTAGTACAAGGTCATGGAGTAATCCCTCTGGCCAAGTACGCGAGTATGGGTTCAGCGTTATGCTTTCCTGTTGAGGCGATGGTCTTCGCGACTATCGTCATGATGGGGATTCAAGACACGCTCAATCACCAGATTACCCGACGGGAGTTGTTTCGCCTGAAGGGCCAGGTACGCGTGTATGGGGATGACATCGTTGTTCCTGTGCAGTATGTGCCCAGCGTGATTAGTCGACTGGAAGCCTTCGGGCTCAAGGTCAACAACAGCAAATCTTTCTGGACTGGCAAGTTCAGAGAGTCTTGCGGCAAGGAATACTACGATGGCACGGATGTTAGCTTAGTCCGTGTCCGAGAAGCGTTCCCTGCATCACGCATTGACGTGAAGGAGACCGTGTCCCTTCTCTCACTACGCAACCAGCTTTACAGGGCTGGGTGGTGGGAGACGGTATTTCGGTACCTCGACCCAATGATCGAAAGATTACTACAGGGATGGTATCCTGTAGTGGGCGAGGACTCCCCAGTGCTAGGCAGGTTCTCCTTTCTGGGTTGTGAGACTCAGAGGGAAGACCGGAATTTGCACCGCCCGATGGTGAAGGGTTGGGTGCAGGTTTCCAAATCTCCGTTGAGTCCGCTCGATGGAGAGGGTGCCATGCTTAAGTGGTTCCTTAAACGCGGCGAATTGCCATTCGCTGACAGGGATCACCTGGAACGTCAAGGACGTCCGGATGCCGTCTACATCAAGCTCCGG